ATGTACATTTTAAAGAATGCATTGCGGAATATAACCAGAGCAAAGGGCAGAAATATACTGATCGGCTGTATCGCCTTTGTGATAGGTCTGTCAGCCTGCCTTGCATTGTCGATTCGCGAGGCTGCGGACAGGGAGCGTGAAAGCGGCTTATCCGATTTGAACATCACCGCAACCATCCGTGTGGACCGCCAGTCCATGATGGAGGATATGCGTAAGAATGCAGAGGAAACAGAGCAGCCGGATAGCGGCAGTATGAAGGATTGGATGTCTTCGATGAAAGAGCTGTCTTTGGAGGAATTAAAAACCTATGCACAGGCAAAATCCGTCCATGATTTCTATTATACGGAAAGTGTTTCCCTGAACGCATCTTCGATAGAAGCGGTTTCCACTTCCTCTGATACTACTGATACAGCCACGGCAGACACATCCCAGGAACGTGGATTTCCCCAACAGGGGAAGGGCATTGGCGGTATGCAAAATCAGGGAGATTTCACCATAACCGGCTATAGCAGCTATGCGGCGATGACGGCCTTTGCGGATGGCAGTGCCCAGCTGAGTGAGGGAGTCCGTTTTACGGAAGGTGATGATGCGCTTACGTGTATCATCCATCAGGAGCTTGCCACACTGAATAACCTGTCCATCGGGGATACGATTACCTTTACCAATCCCGCTGCTGAGAAGGAAACGTACAAGGTCAGGGTTGTCGGTATCTATACCTCTACAAAAACCGCTGATTCCTTTATGGGGATGAATATGATGGATCCTGCCAATCAGATTTATATGTCCTATGAGGCTCTGCATGCGATGGTTGAAAAGAGTACCGCTGATACGGATACTGCCCTGCATGCCCAGACCCGTGGCACGTATGTGTTTGAAAATGTTGAGGCATATGATAAATTTGAAGCACAGGCCCGAAAGCTTGGGCTGAGTGATATGTATACCGTTTCCTCTGAGGATGTGGCTGCTTATGAACAAAGCCTTGCCCCGCTGGAAAATCTGAGTACGTATGCCGGATATTTTCTGGCGGTTGTATTGCTGGTCGGCGGTGTGATTCTAGTGGTGCTCAATATCTATCACATCCGGGAACGGAAATATGAAATCGGGGTGTTGGCGGCCATCGGTATGAACAAGCGCAGGATTGCTTTGCAGTTCATCTGTGAAATCTTCATAGTAACACTTATGGCGATTATGCTGGGCTGTGGAATCGGTGCTGCCGCAAGTGTACCGCTGACCAACACACTGCTGCAGACACAGACTGTACAGACATCTGCCACGCAGGAAACCGATTTTCCAAAGGAAGGCGGTCCGCAGATAGAGTTTGGCGGCAGGAGCAAGGGAATGGAGAAAGAAACTGTATCCTATATACAGGAAATCAGCAGTGCCGCCAATGGAAAGGTCCTGCTGGAGCTGGGCGGTATTGCCATATTGCTGACGCTATTATCCGCCGCCCTGGCGGTACTGCGTATTCTGCGTTATGAACCGCTGAATATATTATCGAACAGAGAATAGGAGGAAGCAACATGCAGCTGGAATTACAGAATGTCGGCTACAGCTATAATGGTAAGGAATTGGTGCTGCGCCATGTGAATTACCGCTTTGAAGACGGCAGAATCTACGCGATTACCGGTCGCTCCGGAGCAGGTAAGACCACTTTGCTGTCTCTGCTTTCACAGCTGACAAAGCCAACGGAAGGAAAGATTCTGTACAATGGATTGGATGTCAGCGAGGTGGATCAGTATCTATACAGAAGTCAGTATGCAGGTGTGATTTTTCAAAGCTTTAATCTGCTGATGCATCTGACTGCCGTTGAAAATGTGATGCTGTCCATGGACATCGCCGGAGTAAAAAAAGAAAACAACCGTGCATATGCAATGGAACTGCTGGAAAAGGTGGGGCTCAGTAAGGAAGAATCCCAACGCCGTATTTTAAAGCTTTCCGGTGGGCAGCAGCAGCGTGTAGCCATCGCCCGTGCAGTATCGTATGATCCCGCAATTCTTCTGGCGGATGAGCCTACCGGTAATCTGGATGAGGATACGCAGGATGAAATCATGGAAATCTTTAAAGGTCTTGCGTATGAGGAACAGAAATGTATCATCCTTGTCACACATTCACCCGTGGTTGCATCCCTTGCAGATGAAGTTTATGCATTAACCGATACAAAAAAAATCAAAAACAGACAAAAAGGTGTATAATACGCCTTTTTCTTTGAAAAAATTTACTTTTCTTCTTCTATATACTGTATAATATAAGATATATGGACATCGAGGTGAGATTATGAAGCAAAAGGGAATACTGGCATGCATTGTTGTAATGTTTCTGTTTCTGCTATCGGCAGTACCATCAGTGCAGGCAGAGGAAAACAAGCGTGTCATACGAGTAGGCTTTCCTACGCAGCCAGGCCTGACAGTAAAAAATGATGATGGCACCTATACAGGCTACACCTATGATTATCTGAAGGAAATCTCACAATACACAGGATGGACGTATGAGTTCGTTGAAATAGAAGGGGATCTGAATGAGCAGCTGACGACCATGCTGGATATGCTGAAAAAAGGGGATTTGGATTTACTTGGAGCCATGAGCTACAATGAGGGACTCTCCAAGATATACGATTATCCGACAGAGAATTATGGAAATGCATACAGTGTTATCGCAGTGCTTTCAAACGATGAGCGCTTTGATGAGTATAATCTGACAGAAAGTAAAGACTTTCGCATTGCGCTGGATAAGGATGCGGAAAATCGTAATATAGCATTTGAGCAGTTTGCGGAATTGAATGGTATGAAATACAAGACGGTATGGTGTGAAAATGCGAAGGAACAGCAAAAGGCCGTTGAGTCTGGAAAAGCCGATGCTCTTATAACCGTCGATCTTTCCATTGATGATAATTTTCGTTCCATTGCAAAATTTTCTCCAACACCATTTTATTTTGCGACCACAAAAGGCAACAGCGCATTGATCTCCGAACTGAATCGGGCCATTGTCAGCATAAGTGAAGTCAATCCAACGCTGCAGTCTACGCTGTACAATAAATATTTCACGAAATCAAGCAACCAGCTGCTCTTAAACAGCAGGGAAAAAGCCTATATCAACGAGCATCCTGCGTTGAAGGTGCTGGTACAGGACGGGTTCGGACCGCTGCAATATTATAACGGCAATCGGGAAATACAAGGTGTGGCAAATGATCTTTTGAAAAGCATCAGCAAAAAGGCGGGCTGGAGGCTGGAATATATATATACCGACAGCTATGATGATTTTGCAAAGAAAATTGCAGATAAAGAAGCAGATATCGTATTGAACATACAGTATGATTACGATCTGATGAGTCACAGTACCCTGCTGCTGAGCACACCATATCTGGAAACGGAGCGGGTGCTTGTCGCAGGGAATGATGTCGATGTAACGACATTGAAAGAGAAAAAGGCCGCAATCTACAAGGGGAATGTGACAGAAAAGTATGAGAATACAAAAAATGCAGTCTATTATGATTCCATCGAGGAAGCACTGCGTGCAGTCGATGAGGGCATATGTGATTACACGTATACGGACAGCTATGCTGCATCCTTCTATCAGTACCGGGATGATTTCACGCATTACATTATTTATCCTCAGGCGAATTCCTCCTCGATGAAATACAGCATGGGTATTATCAACAGCAGTGAGAACACACTTGCGACAATTTTGAATAAGGGTATCCGTACCATTGATACCAGTGAGCTGGAAAGCTATATTTATGAAAATGCACAGCAGCAAAAGCCGTTTACCTTCATGACATATATTCAGGAAAATCCGCTGAAATTCATGATGCTGATCGTGGCAGCTGCCTCGGTTCTGTTGATGCTTGGATATGTGTACTATCGTAATCAAATGAAAATGAAAAAGCAGATCGAGCTGGAAAACACACGTTACCGCTATCTCTCGGAAATTATGAAGGAAATAATTTTTTGCACTTTTGAAAAAACCTTTAAAGCTAGGGAATATCCCTTATTTTAAAGGGTTTCTGCACTGTTAACAGTGAATAACTTTGATGCAATTTAAACACAACTTCTCACAAACTTCTCACACTTTTAACAGGTCGATAGCGGATAATAATTGCTCGATATTCTTATGTGTGTAGACCTTTTCTGTGACGTCACTGCCCTTGTGTCCGGCAATCTTTTGGATGGATACTTTGTTTGCGCCGGCATCATCCAGCATGCTGACGAAGGTGTGCCGACACTCATGTGGAGTATGTGACATATTCAGCTGTTGCATGACTGTATCGAACATATGACGGTACCTCGCTTTTGTTACGATTGTCTCATCATTGAAGGGACTGAATAAAAATTCATTATCTGGATGATACATATCAGAAATGTATCGCTCGATCAGATGGCTGATCGGAATGATGCGGTCTTTACCGGCATCCGTCTTAGAACCGGTGATGAAGTAGCGTTCCTTTAAATACACATTCTCAGTTTTGATCGAAATAAATTCGTTTAACCGAATTCCGGTAAAGAGAAGAATTAAAACCGTATTAGCATAAGGGACAGTATCATTGCTGAAAAGCTTTTTGATTTCTGCTTTTGTAAAAGGTCTCTTCTTTGTTGGTTCTGTGCTCCTGCCAAGGTCAATGAAAGAAGCGTAGTTTTTATCAGCCAGATCGTTCTTGATTGCATAATCAAAGACAAGGCTGCATACCTTCTTTGCAAGCGTGAAGGTGGATGTGCTCTTTCCATCCTCTCGCAACCCATCAATGATCTTCTGCATATGTGCGGTTTTGATTTTCATGACTGGCATATCATGAAGTGAAGAGCATAGAGCAAGACCATGCTCATACGATTTTCTGGTGGCTTCTGTAGCGCCTACGAGCTTCCGAGGAATAGCAAGCTCATAAACTTCTTTAAAGGTTGCCAGGTTTACCTCTTCCAGAAGACCATCTGCATGAGTGTCATGAAACTGCTTTAACATTGCATCACCTTCATCCCAGCTTGTCGCATATCCAATGGTCTTATATACGTACTTGACCTTTTCGCCCTCTTTTTTAGGCTTGCTGAATCCGATTGGAATTTTCACTACAAACGGCTTCCTGCGACATCCTGTTTTATCAATCATATAGACGGTGCCATAACCATTCCCATAGCGGCCGGGGCGTGATCGGGATGGAGCTTGCTTCTTTTGCCTACCTCTTGCCATTATTACACCTCCTTTTCCAGCAATTTACATACAGAAACATATATTAAATTCAGTTGAATTGTGTTAAAATAACGTAGGTTGGGTTTAACACATAGCGGTATGTGCAGAAACTGACTTTGTCGCCATGCGGATATCGTGGCGGCATCTTTTTTATATTAGCAAGAATAAAGCTCATAATAATATCGGAGGTGTGCCGTATGGAAATAAAAACGTGGCACGTCCGAGATAAGATGGGAGTATCTTTGGAAAAGTTGTCAGAAATGACGGGGATCAGTAAATCTACATTAAACAATATAGACAACGGAAAGACATCTCCAAAGATCATACAATTAGAAAAAATAGCAAAAGCATTAAATGTGCGAATAACTGATTTATTTGAATCAGAATATAAGTGAAAAGTCAATTCATTTTTATAAAATTACATAAATTTCCAACATTCTGGAAATCGCACCTTAGTACCTTTTTTTACTTTTATAAGCGTACTATAATAAAAGTAAGAAAGGGGCGCCAGATATGGATAACAGCACATACCGCAAATACATAATACAAATGATCAATCAGATCCATAGCAACAGATTGTTGCGCCTGATCTACGAATATGTAGATCGTCTGTACAAAGCCGATTAAGTCGGCTTTTTATTTTGTCAAATTTTTAATAATCTTGTACAACACTTTCAATTCATCATCTGTAAGATCAATCGTCTGTTTCACAAGATTCTTATGAAATTCATTCTCACCCTCCATAATGACATCAATCTTTTCTTTCAGATACGCATCATTATTAGAGTACATGGGTTCAATACCATCGACAAGCCAAGCATAGTTTACGTTAAATACTCGACAGATGTCCTTTATGGTTCGGTCCATAACACCTCTATGGCCTCTTTCGTACCCGGCAATGGTTGTTTGCTTCAGGTTCAATTTATTGCCAAACTCTGTTTGATTAAGACCAAATTCTTTTCTTAATATGGCTATTCTCTTACCTATTCCATCCATCTATAATCACCTCCTATCGTTTACATACATATGATAACACCTAAAATAGCGCAACGCAATAAAAAAACGGCAAAAAGTATTGACTTAAATGGTGCTACGCGTTATTATGGTAGTGCGTAGTGATAAAAGGAGGTGATACAAATGACAAGCACAAAGAAAGCAAATCATTTAAGGAATTTAGAAAAAGAATGCTTAAGTGCGAAATCTTATGAAATTGTACAAGAGGAGCACATTGATGATGAGATATCAATTAACCACGAAGATATCGTCCTGGAATTAGGAAAATTGCTAATATCACATGGTTTGAATTACTTTGAAATGAATGAAGTACTTTACCAGACTGATAAAGTACTTCGTGAGAAAGCATTAAGAAGAAAGTTCATCAATTAACTTTTCAAGATTGCTGTCTTTCTTTTCGGATTCGTAGATATCTTTAGTTGCTCCAACAACATAAACGATATCCATCGCTTCAGGTGTTCCAACTTGAATGGCAGATATAAATGTCCAGCCTTTTTCAAGCAGATTATTGACAATTTCTTCACCTTTAGAATCATTGCGTATTTCTTTGATTCTGTAAATATTTTCGTACATAGGTTTCACCTCCTTCCTATATACGTAAATTATACCATATAAAAAAAGGAGGACATTTTAGATTCTATATGAGAGGAGGTGATTACAAGTGGAAAAAGATATGAGAGAGGAAATGATTCTGGAACTTGCGACAGAATACACAAACATGGATGCGGTGCGGAGAGCTTATTTCAAGGGAGTGACTGACACGCTTACACTAAATCATCTTGAATCAGAGAATAATGGACAGGAAGCTGCTGCCGGAACGCTGGCGTGTGCATTCGGCACACCACGATGCAATGAGAAAGGAGAAACACAAAAATGAAGAAAACAAGTCCATGCACGGTAAAGCCGGAAGAAGCTGCGGAGCTTCTTGGAATCAGTGTACAGACACTGTACGGAAATCTCCGTGAAGGCTTTTATTCAGACATTGGCTGCGCGAAGAAAACAGGAAAGCACAGAGAATGCTATACATATGAGGTGTGGAAGTTCCCGCTATGCCAGCGATTAGGACTAGATGTCAATTTGAGTATAGAAGAAATACTGCAACTGGTAAGACAAGGGAAGCCGCCGTTTATCAAACAAAGTCCTTTATCAGAAGCTAGAATCAGAGCTGTGGTGGCGGATGCAGTGGAGGGAGTTATCCATAACATTCGGAATAAACAAATGGCAGCCCTTCCTTGTGAGCTACCAACACCACGATGCAGCGAGAAAGGAGAGTGAGAAGATGGAAAAAGAATTCTATCGCGATAAAATTGAACGCTGTATAGCTGATATTGAGGATGAGACAGAACTGAAACAAATCTATACCTATGCGCACACAAAATGGTGTAGAAGTAAATCATCATTAAATAAATATTTTGCATTGGAAAGTGTTAAGAAGCAGATTTCAGCAATGAGCATCGCACAGTATCGGAGAAATATTCATGAATGCATTTATAGCATTCATGAAAAAGACGGATTGGATAGAATATTCAATCTTGCGATGCGAATCAAACAAGCACAATCAGAGAAAAGTGAGTTTAGCGTAAAGGACATGCTCTATAGTTTGATTGACGATATAGAAGACGATGAACAGATGAGATATGTAGTCTACTTCTTAAGAGGGTTATATGGAAACAACAAGAGAAGTGTAGGAGGAGTATGAAATGAATGAGTTAATGAATACGACGAATCAGACACCGATTGAGATTGCGCTGGGTGTGGACAAAGATGGAATGACGACAGCCAGAAAGCTGTATGAGTTTTTAGCGATGGACAAAAGTCATTATTCAAGGTGGTATAAGCAAAACATTATTGATAATGCATTTGCGGCTGAAAATGAAGATTATTTCCCATTCGCCATCAATGGCGAATGCGGAGGGCAGACTTCCAAAGACGCAAAATTGACGGCTGACTTCGCGAAGAAGTTATCTATGACTGCAAAGAATGAAAAAGGTGAGGAAGCAAGAAGTTATTTCGTTTCTATTGAAAACAAAGCGAAAGAAACTGCAATAGGTATGCAAGACCTGTCACCAGACTTGCGCTTGATGATACAAATCGAATTGAATCAGAAAAAGCAGCAGAAGCAGCTTGATTCTGTAGAAACACAAATACGGGGTATCCGCGATGTTGTTGCTGTTGATACCAGGGCATGGAGAGATGATACAGAAAAGATCATGCGAAAAATCGGAAACATCTGTGGAGACCATGAAGCTTTCAGGGAAGTACATGGCGAAGCGTACAAGTTGCTGGAATCCAGAGCCGCATGCAGTCTGAAACAGCGATTGACGAACAAACGTCGGCGTATGGCGGATGAAGGTATTTGCAAGTCCAAGCGAGATAAATTGAATTATCTTGATATCATTGCAGAAGACAAGAAACTTGTGGAAATATACACAGCCATAGTAAAAGAGCTAGCAATCAAATATGGCGTTGCATAAGGAGAAGAGAAACAATGAAAGATAGGAATTCAAGTGTAGGAGGAATCGGTTTTTTTTGGAGCCTTAACGATCTTATTTATAGGGTTGAAACTCGGGAACGTTATCACATGGTCATGGCTATGGATATTGGCGCCTATGTGGATACCTACGATTATCGGCATAATGGTTCTCATCATCTATGCGCTGTATTATGAAATAAGATTTAGGCTAGATAAAAGAAGATGGAAAAGATTTCGTGAAAGGAAATGACATATGAAATGTAATGTAGAAATCAAGACGATAGCACAGTATAAGTGCTTACGGCATTTAGAGGACTGGGGATTGTCTGTAAAGAAGTTGTATGTAGAATTATTTGCAAACAATGCTGTAAAGGTTACAGATTGTACCGGCGAAACTATGGTCTTAAAAATGACAACGGACGGAAAGATTCTAGAGGATGAGATTCCTGCGGAGATTGCCCATGCGTAGCAACTTCCGCCGGTTGCTGATCGGTGTAGCTTTTCTTGGTCTTGGCATCTATACGACCATATGGAGCAACGTGCAGACAGAAGAGATAGAAAGGCTGCAGCTGCTAAACAGAGTAACAAACGAGGAATTGCAGATGGTCCGGCAGGTTGTGAAAGAGCAGAATGCCAAGCTGCAGGAAAAGAATAAGGAAATCGCGAAGCTGGAATCACAACCAAAATGAACAGCTCTGCCTGGTAAGTTTAGGATAACATACTATGGCATGGATATTACTTCAGCAACTGCTAGCGGTGCTGATCCAGAAATCGGAGTGACCATTGGTGTAGATCCTGCTGTTATACCATACGGCACTATCGTGTTAATCAATGGTAAGGAGTATGTGGCACAGGACACTGGTAATTACACAGGAAATCACATCGATATTTTGTGTGAATCGGAAGCAACTGCGGAACAGCTCGGTACATACGAAATAAAGGTATATGTGAAACGGAGTGAATAACTCATTGAGAGCTACAAAAAAGTATAGTGATCAAACTTGGCTGACGATCACTATACTCCAGAGAAGTCAGTTCCAAAGGAACTGTATAGATATTTTAGCATAAGATAACAGGAATTATCAATATGCGAATGTTATTTTTATAGAATCAAATAACAAAAGAGAGGTGAAGAAGAAATGGACCGGTTATCAGGAATGCTGCTTGATATGGGGATAACACCGGATCTGAAAGGATTTGAATGCATAAAGATTGGTGTATCGATGCTCGTGGCAAAAAACAGGATACACATCAATGACGAAAGAATTATATCCGGATATCGCCAAAATCACAGGCACAACATCATCTGGGGTGGAACGCTGCATCCGATATGCCAGAAAGAAAGCGATCGCCCAGGATCACGGAGAAATATATGAGACGATCGGCGTTTCACCATATACGACAAACCTATCGAATGCTCAATTCTTGCATTGTATCGCGTATAGGATGACCCAAAAAGAAAGAGAGGAGAATCTGTGATGCCATTACGTATGTTTTTCAAAGATTACGATGATATGGAACGACGCATTATCAACGGAAATCTGTATCAGTGTGTAAAGTTATATCTTATAAAAATCTTGAATGAGGAAAAAGGTGCTGTCTATGAAGAAAAGCTGAATACAAGGCGCGCAATCCACTGCTTTGAATTCCAGTTTGATGATGGAATGATATTGAATGATGAAAGGCTAGAAGAATCGTCAGAAGATGATGCGCGTATATTACGGCATATCATCATGCAGGCATACGAGGGAGCGAAGCAGGAAATGAGATACGCAAAGGACGATACACCGCAGACGATAAAGCAGATGCAGAGGGAGCTGCTGCAGGAGATACAGGAAGCAGACAAGAGCAAAGACATACGCGTCGCTCTGTGCAGTGATTCCATCTTCATGCTAATCACAAATAAAAGGCACTATGTCGGAGCGTATAGAATCGACGAGAACATGAAATACAAGCAACGGATAAAGGTGTACGACGATATGCTCAGCGCGATCAGAAGAGTATAAAAAAAGAATGTTTAACCTGACAAGAAGAACATTCTTTTCATAGTGGGAAGTTGACTATTCAACCTACTTTTATTGTACCATAAAGTGTCTAAAATGCAAGCAAATAAAGGTATTTTGAATAGTCCTTACCGGCCTTGAAATGGATATTAACAAAACGACGGAAAAGGAAGAGGTACATGAAGAAACACAATAGACAACGAGGAAGACCAACAATACAGCGCTATCTCGACTATGAATATGAAAGGGCATTTGATACACAGGCAAGTATGTTGTCAGAATCTCAAATTGAACGTGCCTTAAGAAACGGAAAGATAAAAAGCGTATACGCTACAAAGTCGATCTACTCAGGAACGCAGTTAGAAGTGGAAATATACCCGGAATTTACAAGATGGAGCCAGATCCCAATCGGGAGAAGGAAACCGACAAAGGAGGAGATGCAGAACCTTAATGATAAGAATGCCAGAAAGCATGTAATCCGTCTTTTGAATGCTAACTTTATGACAGGTTACTGGATTACCTTTACGTATACTAAAGAACCAGAATCATTGGAAGAAGCATTGAAAGATATCCGGAACTTCTTCCGCCGTGTGAATGAACGCCTGAAGAAGCAGGGGAAGCCAAGGGCAAAGTATCTTTACATCACAGAATGGCAGGAAGATGAAGTACGTTGCCATCATCATTTTGTAATAGATCGAGGGTTGACGATGGACGAACTTAACAAGTTGTGGAAAAAGGGCAGACGTAATGAACTACGGCCGATCGATTATAACGAAGATGGTGTTACTGGAATGGCGAACTACATTACCAAAAAGCCACGTGGAAAGCGCAGATGGAATACGAGCCGAGGCAACTTGAAACAGCCAACCATCCGGAAGAATCACTCGACGTTTAAACGCAAACATGCTCGTGCCATGAAAGAAGACTTTTCTGTAATTGAACGCATGCTGAAACAGGAGTATAAAGGCTACGTATTTAAGGATGCTCAAGTCTTTGTTAATCAAGTAAATGCAGGGATATACATATATGCGCAGCTGCGTAAATGGGACCCAATAAAGGATGGTGATAACAGTGCATAAAGAAGCTATGCAAGAGCTTGGAATATCAAAGAACACAATACAAGAGACACTGTTTTTTTGAAAGGAGAAGAAATGAAAAAAGTAATCAATCAAGTAATTACAGAACATTACGCATTATACAATGGAGATTCCTGCGAAGTGATGCAGGGTCTACCGGACGAATCAATGGGCTATTCGATTTTTAGTCCACCTTTCGAGGATCTGTACACTTACAGTGACAGCCCGAGAGATTTAGGCAACTGCCGCAGTACAGAAGAGTTTTATAAACAGTTTGGCTATATCGTAGCTGAACTATTCCGGATAACCAAACCAGGGAGATTAGTCAGCATCCACTGCATGGACCTTCCTACAACAAAGGCAAGCGATGGATTTATTGGTTTACGAGATTTTCCGGGCATATTGAGAGAGTTATTCCAGGATTATGGATTTTACTACCATAGCAAAATCACAATCTGGAAAGATCCGGTGGTAGCTATGCAACGCACGAAAGCAATAGGGTTATTACACAAGCAGTTAAAAAAAGATAGCGCTATGAGCCGTCAGGGCATTGCCGATTACATCGTTACGATGAGGAAACCGGGAGAAAACAAAGAACCGATAACGCACACGAATGAATCATTTCCGGTAAGCAAATGGCAGGAATATGCATCGCCGGTATGGATGAACATCCGACAGAGCAACACTCTCAATCGTACATCAGCGAGGGAAGAACGAGACGAAAAGCACATATGCCCTTTGCAGTTAGACGTTATAGAACGATGTATTGAGCTGTGGACAAACCAAGGAGATACAGTATTTACTCCATTCTTGGGTATCGGATCAGAAGCATATCAATCTATAAAGATGCACCGTAAGGCTGTAGGGATAGAATTAAAAGAATCTTATTTTGAACAGGCAGTGAAAAATTGTGAACGTGCTGCAAACGCAGAAGAACAGCTGGAGTTTTTGTTTGAAGGTGATGAAGAATGACATATGAAGAGTTTTTAAAGACTAAGGAATACACAATAGAACCGTCTGGATTCACTGCAGAAAACCTCAATGAAAACCTATTTGACTATCAGCAAGCAATAACAAAATGGGCACTTAGAATAGGAAAAGCTGCATTATTTGAGGATACCGGGCTAGGCAAGACCATCCAGCAATTATCATGGGCGGATGCGGTCGCAAAACATACAGGAGGTACTGTGTTGATTCTTGCTCCCTTGGCGGTGTCAAAACAGACTGCACAGGAAGCTTCAAAGTTTGGTATCACTTGCAATCTGGCAGAAAGTCAAGAGGATATAAAGTCAGGTATAAACATCACAAATTACGAAAAGATACACAAATTCGATACAGATTCATTTTCCGGCGTTGTGCTGGATGAAAGTTCTATTTTGAAATCATACGCAGGGAAAACAACAAAAGACCTGCAGGAACGTTTTGCTTACACACCATACAAATTATGCTGCACAGCAACACCAAGCCCTAACGATTATACAGAGATTGGAACTACAGCGGAGTTTCTCGGTGTCATGCCACGTAGCGAAATGTTAGCGACATTCTTCATCAACGATTCAATCAAGAAAAAAGGAAAGAATGATCGTATCGGGTGGCGCCTGAAACGTCATGCGGAAAAAGAGTTCTTCCGCTGGATGGCAACATGGAGCATGATGATCAAATCACCGGCAGACCTTGGATATAATGGAGAAAAATTTGTATTGCCGAAACTGCATGTAAAAGCAAACATATTAAAAAGTGAGCCAGATGCAGAGAGCTTATTTGTGGAGTATGCAGAAACGCTGCAAGAGAGGAGAGAAGCACGAAAGCAAAGTCTTGATGAAAGAGTGGAAATGGCAAAGAATATCGCTCGGACAAAAGAGAATTGCTTGATATGGTGCGATTATAACAATGAGAGTACCGCATTGCAT